CAAAGTGTTTTAGTTTATCTGGTTGGAAAGGAAGATTGTACTGGTTAATTGCAACCCTACAACCCATAACAGTCATCTCCGTTGGGAAGAAGTCCATCATAAATCTAAAAAAGTTATCAGCAAGTTTGTGCCAAGCATCACTATTATCCTTGCCCATATTCTCAAAAGTACTCTGCAATTCATAGCACATACCAATTGTAAGTGCATATTGTGCAGATATCTCTTTTACTTTGCACTCTTTTACTTTGCCAGCAAGTATATCTGCTGGAAGAGGAAGATCTTTAGCATACTTTCTGTGTGTCATAAACTTTACTGCAATGCCTTCTCCTACAGTACCTGCTACTAAGTCTGTAAGTTCTGCATCTGAGATGTCATCATCTTCACAAAACTGACTTACAAAAGTCCAACTTCTAGGTGTTGCAAAAGCATGTCCACTTGCTCTAGGATCAAAGTCAAATAAGTCTGCTTTTGCAAACGAGATGTAACCTACTACATCTTCATGTATTTTGTTCTGTACTGCCCAGTCTAACCAAGCATCAAAGTCTGCTCTAACTTCAACGTGTACAAATCTATTTGCTAAAGGAGTAGGCATTCTATAAGTAACACCTTTATCAGACTCTCTATTTCCTGCGGCAACTAGTTTTACATTCTTAGGCAATACATATTGTCCAACTTTTTTGTTAAGTATTAACTGATACAATGCTGCCTGCACACTCTGTGCTGCACTATTCAACTCATCAAATAGTATAACAATATTATCGTATTCTGCAGCTTCTGCTTCAGTTGGAAAATCTACAGGAGGTAACCAAACCATTCTGTTATTTGCTAAGTCAGGAGCAGGAAAGCCTCTAACATCTGTAGGATCTAACAATGCAGCTCTAATATCAATTAGTTTAGCATTGCCAAGCTCGCCACTATCTACTATGTATTGACATAATTCACTTTTACCAACACCAGGAGGTCCCCAAATAAATGCTGGTCTATCTTTCTTTAGTGCTCTAGTAATTCTACTTACTGCTTGTTTTACTGTAATAGTTCTGCTATCTACTGCTGCCATTTGACTCTCCTTTAATTAACTATAATTAAACATAACATATATTTGACATATGTCAACCTATTTGTCATATTTTCCTGTTCTAACTTTACAACCTAAATTTATGTAATTATTACGTAGGAAAATTACTTGTCTTGGTTGTAAGTATTCCCAAACAAGTAACTCATTATCTGGCATTGCTATTTCTAACCAATACATAATATCTCCTATCCTACTAATTCTGATTTAAAAGGTTTTGGACTAAATGGAACAACTTGAAAACCAAATACTGAATTATCATTTCCTATATTCTCAAATTTTTTGTTTAGAACATTTTGTTCTGCAAATTTTTGTGCATCTTCTACAGTTGCAAAAGGCATTGGAACAATACTATTAGGATTGCACCAAACATCTCGCATTACACAATTTTGTAGTTTAATTAAACACTTGACCATAAACATTAGACTCTCTCCTATTTCTAATTATTCTTTACAATAACACGTATAGAGGATATGTCAACCTATTTTGATCAAAAAAAACCGCCTAGTTAATTTTAACTAGACGAACATGTTGGCGCCTTATCCCAACTTGCGAATTCTTCTTATACTTTATTTATTCCTTTTCTGGATCAATACTATGAAACATGGTAAATCTAAAGTAGTCCTTTGGTTCATGAAAACGTATGTCTACTCCTAACATACTCCATCTTATACTCCATCTGTTACTTGCTTCACCAAATGTTTCAGTCATCCATTTTAAAAATTCACGTTTACCTGCAGGAGTATTACTATCAACTTCAGCACTGACTATCCATTTCCAATGAGTATCTTCTAATTCTTTAGTATACCATTTTTTAAATTTTGTGTGCATTTATAAATTTTTTAAAATCGTTATTGTACATAGTTAGTGTAAAATGTGTCTTTTTATCAAACAATACAATACTTTTTATAATGTTTCTGACTATCTTTATATAATAAGGTGTTTTTATATATTTGTCAAGGTCTAAAAGGAAACCAGGTGTGTTTGGCACATCATCTAATTTTATTTCAAAGTATTCAAGTTCCAGGTTATCTATACAATGCATACAACCTTGTTGAGTTAATCTGAAACCACCATCACGTCTTTGGTTTTGCCACCATATAACATATGCATCTTGGAAGTCTATATCGTTACCTTGTGGGTCATTTTCCTTAAAAGCAATTGTGTACTCGTCTTTAGTAGGCATTTAAGGATAAACTTGTTTACCTTTGTCTAAAATCACAACTGTAAACTTATCTGAATCAAACTGTTTATTGAGTTTTTTTGCTAAGTTAATAGCATGTCCAGGATTACTAAAGGAAACCTTTTTGTATTTAGGACCAGGGTAACTAATTAGCATATTAAATGTTTTAAGGTTAATAGGCTTTTTATCATAATATACTGCCCAAATGCCTGCACTTGCTAACACTTGTTCAGATTTGTAAGTTTCTTTCTCTACTTTTTCTAATATCACAGTAGGTTTAGGTCTACTCATTATAATCTCACTAATAATATGCTACTATTATTTAGCAAGATATATACGTACTTAATGATTTTAAAATGTGCCGTTATCTATTTCTACAGTAATTACATCATTGTTTTTTATGGAAATAATAATATCCTGTAGCTCTGTAATATATTCTAGTAGTTTAGTATATTCGTTAGCAATAGCACGAGCATCTTGTGCATTTATGTTCATACTATCTCGTTTTAGGTTAATACAGCCATGTGCTAATCTATCTAATGTAGGAAATTGTGGTTTAGCCATTTGTTCTTCTTAGTGTTTCTTGCATTTCTAGTTTTGTCTTAAATGGACCATCATAGGTGTATCTACTTAGGGTAATAAGTTTAGGACAATAGGCAGGACTATGATTGCCATCCTCCCAATGTATTACATAATACCCTGCACAGAAAAAGCTCTGACTATCACTTGTTTTTGTATATAACGGAAGTTTACGTTTTAAATCATATATAGGATTATGAGGTTTTGTTTTACATGCATAACCATGTACTTCATATTCTTTTGTTTCTTTTTTTGTTACTTCTTTACTTGTAAAGTCTACTTTAATTTTTTGTTTTAGTTCAGACAATGCCTTAAATGTTTGGTTTTGATTGCCAACTGTGAGTGTTACGCCATTTTCATTACTACGAATAGTCCCAACTTTTTGTCCGTTGTCTTCTAGTATCCAAAACTTATTGTCTAAAACTGGCTTAGCTATAAATTGCATTATCTGCTCCTTCTGGATAGTTCTTTTGTAATAGTTCTGCAAACTGGGTAGCATTTTCTGCTATACGTTGCATATCCCATTTGCCACAGAACTTCATAAAATGTGCACCTACCATAGATTTATTTTTTGCTTTTAAATGGTTATCTATTATTTCATCTACATAATTACGTATTTCTTCAGGTTGTGCAGTAAGATCCACTAGTGTAACATTACGTTCATAGTCATCTAATACTCTGTGTTCCTTACCGTTGTGATCTGTCCAACGTTGTAACATTAAGTTATTCCAATTAAATCCTTTTGTGTCTTTGTCAGCATATGCTTCTAATAGACCTACTTTGTTCTTAGTACCTTTTTCTCTAACACCAGGATAAGCACTGAATACATTATCACTGCTATCACCTCGCATACACTTTTTAAATAATTGATATTTAGGTGCAGCAGGCACTTTATGTTCTTTAGTCTTTTTATCTATTACAGGCTTGCCTTTATCGTCATATACACCATCTAACTTAATAGTTTCTTTTGTAATACCATTATATTGATGTACATTTTCAGATAATAGTTGTACAAAGTCTGTATCACTACTTACAATAACATGGTTATCATTTGGATGTTTATCAATCCAACGTGCAATAATATCATCTGCTTCTGCAATATCACATTTTATAGTACTACAATTTGTACGTTCATTTATAAACTTTAGGAAATCATCATATGCTTCAAAAAATGCAACGTCTTCTTCTGCTTCTTTTGGAGTTAGTGCATCACGTGCAACTTTACGATTTGCTTTGTAGGGTTTGTAAAAATCTTTACGCCAACTACGCCCTTCCAGTGCAAATACTACATGATCAGCATCAAATTGTTTGTAACATTTGTTGATTGCATTTAGTGTAACATGCAGTGCCATGCCAACTTTTTCACTTATATCTCCACGTACAACATGCTTTGCACGAAAGAATGTATTCATAGTAT